TGGATGCCGGAAAACTTGATACAAGGGTTGAAGTAAGGCGATTGACAAAGACTGCCGACACTTATGGGGGCTACACTTCCACAACGGCAACTGCATCGACTATATGGGCATATAAAAGAGAAACAAGCGGTGACATAAGCCAAGAGAATGGAAAGCGTAGGCGTGAGGTTGATATTGAATTGATCGTTCGTAAAAAAACCGCCGACACTATATTAAACACCGACCTTTTGAAAGTCGAAAACGTTTCCGGGGAATACCGTATCAATGGCAAATTTGAATCCGGATACAAATATTTTACAACCATAAAAGCCACAAAAATTGATTAGTGTTAAAATCAAACAGAGCGATTTAAATGATTTGAACAGAAAAATCAATCAACTCAAAAGTTTTTCCAAGGAAGGACTTTCAAAAGAGATTGGCGATACTGCCGCTTTTTCTGCGGCGAGGATGAAAAAAACGGTTGTATATGATAAGTCTGATTTAAAGAAACAAATCGGATTCGGTAGGATGGGTAAAATGGCAAGGGTGTTTTCAAAAACCTTTTATTCGCCATTTATTGAATTTGGAACAAGGGATGGAAATATGAAATTTGATGATATGTTAGAACTCGGTATTCCAAAATCCTATGCCGAACAATTCAAGGCAAATCCATTGAAGAAGAAAACGAATTTAAATGCAAGACCATTTTTCTTTTCATCGATTAGAGTGGAACTCAAAAACCTAATGGACAGACTTGACAGAAGATTAAATAATTTAACACGATGAACGAGGCACTACACTTTATCAGAAAAGCCATTTTAACCCGTTTAACGGATGCAATTTCGATTGGCGGCAGTTATGTTCCGGTTTACAATAGGGTGCCATCTGATGCATCTGAGCCATATATTAGGGTGTTTTCCGTGAGTAATAACGAAAGCGATTTTAATGCGACAAGTTTTATTTCGGAATGCGTTACAAGATTGGAGGTTGTAACGGCGTTTGATTCTGATTCCGGAGGTGAATTGCAATCAAATCAAATCGTGAGTAGTATTTTAAATTTAGTCCGCACAAGGTCGAGTGGTTACTATGATTTATCAAGCGATGGATTTAAGGTAATAACTTGCACAAATGGAGGCGTGACATATTTCGAGGATGACTTGGAGGATAAAACATATTTCAGAGCGATTGTCGAAATATCAAATAAAATAGAAAAAATATAATGGGTGATCTAAAAATATACGGAATCAATATGGGGGCGATTTTTTTATCGCTATCGGATGTAAATCCGATATTACAAACATTAGTTTTAGTGGCAACGCTAATTTATACAGTAATTAACATAACCCAAAAATTGAAGAAATGAGTAAAAACTTAGGAAAAGAAATTTTGCACTTTACCGGTTCGCTTTTGGTTTTCGGTCTTATTATCTTGATTATGTATTATCTTACACAATACAAGATTCCGGAGGACAACCGTGATCCCATTTTAACTCTCACGGGAATGATCGCCGCATCACTTTCAATGATCATATCGAGCATCACTGGTTCCAAACCCAATGAGTTAAATGATGCTAAGAAAAAAATATCATCTTTAGAGATGAAGGTTGATATGCTTGTCACCCAAAAAGATGGTCTTGAGGGTATGCTTATCAAATTACAAGATGACACGATCACCCGATTGATGCTTAGAAAAAGCGGAAAGGATGATTGTGGAAACGAAGATTGTAAAAGTGAAGAATAATGGCTTTAAAGTTTTTTAAATATGAGGAATTTGATTCGCCGGATGTCCCCGATAGTGGTAGGTATATGGATGCTGATTTTTTGGCAATGCTCGACAATGCTCGTGAAATCGCCGGTATCCCTTTTAAAATCAATTCCGGGTGGCGAACAATCGAACACAATCAAGAGGTTGGAGGAAAACCGAACTCAAGCCATATTGTTGGAAAAGCGGTGGACATCGCAATTAGAAATTCAAGGGAAAGAGGGATCATTTTGTCGGCATTACAACAAGCCGGATTTAACCGGTTTGGGGTTGCCAAAACTTTCATCCACGTTGACTCGGATGGAACTGACTTTCCCGATGGTGTCAAAGACCCCAACGTTTTATGGTTATATAGCTAATACAGTAGGGAGTACAATATGCCTAAAAAGAAATTTAAAGACACGGCAGTAGGTTCTTTTCTACTGCAAAAGATTCCAAAGGTGGTCGGTGCAATTGCCGAAGATACCCCAATTGGAAACGTAATTGAGGCAATTATTGGCGGATCAGATATGTCGGCGGAGGATAAGGAAGTGGCTTTAGAAAAGCTAAGATTAGAACGTGCCGAAATGGATGGCGTGACCCGAAGGTGGGTGGCAGATAGCAGAAGTGGATGGTTGGCACAAAATGTCCGCCCTTTAACTTTGTGTTTTTTTACAATTTCTTACATCGTTGGTTGGTATATGGAATATGATCTAACAACAATCACCGGTCTAATGCAAGTGATTTTGGGAGGATATTTTGGCAGTCGTGGGGTCGAAAAGGTGTTTGGAAATAAACTCCATAAATAATGGCGAAAAATATTACTAATTTTGTAAAAGCCACGAAAAGAAAACGACCCGGTGTTCATTCAAAGAATGCATCAATAAACCAAAAAGGTTGGAAAAAGAAATCTCGTGGTCAAGGTAAAAGAAGATAAATATGGCAACTCGTGACTTGTATTCCTCAAATAATTTTTATCGAATGTCGTTCGGCGATTATGGATTTCGCCTTTTGGATTACACCCACGGCAATGCATCAACGCCAAGTGGTGAATATTTCTGTTCAATAGAATGTACCGAAAATTCCACCATTACACTTACAAACGACACCCCCGGAGGGGATGATGGATTTACAAGTTTTTCGATTAAAGAGGGGCATATCATTTATGGTAATTTTACCGATATTTCAATCACTCACGGTCAAATTATATGTTATCTAAGAAAACCAAAATAAATGCTTGGTCTTTCTTTTAATGTAATTTCAAGGTCTAAGAAAACCAAGAAGATAATTAAGAAGTATCTTCAGGACAATCTTGAGGATTTATGGAATAATACAGAGGACAGATGGCAATCCTATAACTATGTCATTCCACTTACTTGGGATTCTATTAATGAAGTGTGGGACAGATACAACGAAAGATTGCCGGAAACTTGGGAGGTATTGACTAAAAATTGGAATGCTGAAACTGAATTATGGGATGAAATATAAATTTGTTAAATTTGTAAAAAATTAATTATGGGTACTACACTATCGGGATTAAAAATAAAAGATACTTATCAAGGTCTTATCAAATTGACTGATAATGCCGCCGCATCATCATCAACAAAAGAACTGACTGATGGTGTTGGTAATGACTTAAATATACAAGTTGACACCACCGGAAGGTTGGAGGCAACATCGTTTGTTAAAACCGGCGGATCATCAAGCCAAATCCTTTTGGCGGATGGTACTGTTGGGACAACTTTGGGAACAAGTTTTTTGGCAGATGATTCGGTTACCTTTGCAAAGTTGGAGAATAGGTATTCAGAACTTTCGGCACTTGGAAGTGGAACTTCTTTCGCCCTTAATTTTTTAAACGGTTGTACATTTACCGCAACCGCATCCGGTGCCGCAACCTTTACGTTTTCAAATGCCGTGCAAGGTCAAGTTATTGACTTGATTGTCACCGGTAATTATGCCCTTACATTTGCAGAAACCGGGTCAACTTTTAACCGAGTAGGTTCAACCACATATGATGGGTCAGCAACAAATTTGATTCAAATAGTTTGCACCGATGACACATCGGGTTCAAAAATATATCATTACTCAATTGCCACTTATACATCGGCTCAACCACAATAATATGAAAGCAAGAACTGAAAACGGTCAAATAAAAATTTATAAATCTTTACCATCTGAATTTACTAAGGAAGATGGTAGTGTTATTCTAAACTTTAGAAATGCCAATGAGGAAACATTAAAGTCGGCAGGATTCTATGATGTAGTAGTACCAAGTTACAATCCTAAGACAAAAGTATTAGGAGATATAGAATGGGATGCAGACAACAGTCAATTTACCTATCCTGTAAGTAATAAAACTTGGTCAGAAACTTTATCTGAACTTAAAGAGAATAAAATAGAACAATTAAAAGCAATATACAATAGTAAACTTTCTGCAACGGACTGGTATATTGTTAGAAATTCAGAAAAAGGTACTGCAATACCAAGTGATATACAAACAGAAAGAGATAATTTAAGAAGTGAGTGCGCAACTAAAGAAGGCGAAATAAACGCTAAAACTACAAAGGCACAAGTAGCTGACTATGATTTACCTAATGCGATATGAGTTTAGGAAGAAGATTGATTTCAATAGGGGGAGCGGCAGAAGTACAACTTTTTAATACTGTTCTGTATAGTGGTAATAGTTCTTCACAATCAATTACAGGAGTAGGTTTTCAACCAGATTTAGTTTGGCTTAAATCAAGAACATCTACCGCCGCGCACGTTTTAATGGACACAGTTAGGGAACAATACCTTATTCCAAGTCAAACAAATGCACAGGCATCCTATGGTTCTGTTTTTGATTTTAACCATTTAGGATTTGATTTAAATGGTAGCAGTAGCAGTTTTAATCTAAGTGGCGATGATTATGTAGCTTGGTGTTGGAAAGCAGGAGGCGATGCAGTTGCAGGCACGGGAACAGGAGTTACAAACGTGTCAGTTTCAGCCAATACAGAAGGAGGGTTTAGTATAGTAAAATACACAGGGTCAGGTGCCGCAGGAATGAGTTTTGCACACGGACTTACTGATGCCCCTCCTGAACTTGTTATTATTAAGAATTTAGACAACTCAACAAATTGGCAAGTATTTGGTGGAAGTTTGTTTACAAGGATGCAACTTGACCAAACAGGTGGAGATGATGGAAATTTAGGTATAACAATTACATCAACAACAATTCAAACAACACAAACATCAGGTCAAGAGGGTAATTCAGCTTGGAACGCTACTGATGATTATATCGCCTACTGCTGGCATTCAGTTGCAGGATATAGTAAGATAGGGACTTATGAGGGGTTGGGCACATCTACCGTAACAGTTTCAGATGTTGGATTTAAGCCATCGTTTATAATGATAAAAAATATTGATGCTACGGCTAATTGGAATATGTACGATGTTAGAAGAAGTACTGTTGTAGATAGAGCAAACAAAATATTATATCCAAACTTAGCTAATTCAGAGCCAAGTGCTACTAATTATTATTTTGATATGAATGATAGCGGTTTTGTTGTAAGTGCTACTAATCACGAGCAACATAACAAAGCAGGAAGAACCTACATCTATATGGCATTTAAATAAAATGGAAGATTTGAAGATATTTGAGAAAATTAAAAAGTATTATATTTGTAAAAAATAAAGAATTATGGCATCTACTGTTTACAACGGAACGAATTTATTATTAAAATTTATCGCAGATGGCGGTACTTTAGCAACTATCGGTCACTCAACGAGTGCATCTCTTTCGTTGTCTATGGATGCCCCGGAGGCAACAAGCAAAGATTCAGCAGGTTATCAAGAGGTGATCGCCGGACTTAGAAGTGGAGAAATTAGCTTTGAAGGTCTTGTTGATTATACGGACACCCAAAATGTACCGGCAATGGCTACGCTTATGGAAAACCGTTCAAAAATCGATTGGTCTTTTGGAACTACCACAACCGGTGATACTGTTTTTTCAGGTGAAGGATTTATCACTTCAATTGAAACAAGTGGCGAAATGGAGAGTGCGGTTACCTACTCAGGAACTATCGTGACCACCGGATCAATTACAACTGCGGTCAACTCGTAATTTTAATACATAATGGGGAACAAAAGGAGGGGTTACCACGACCTAAAAATTGGTGGTAAGAATAGGACTATGCACTTCTCAATGAACTTTTGGAGTGCATTTACCGATGAATTAAAAATTTCACTTGACCAATTAGGGGATATCTTTGAGGGTGGAATATCATTGAGTGTAATTCGTGAGATCATTTATTGTGGTTTATTAGCAAACGACCAAGAACAAGGCAACGAAATTGACTATAATAAATTCAAAGTCGGTGCGTGGTTGGAGGATGTTGATGCCAATGAACTTGAAAAGATTGTCACGGCAATGACTGAATCACGAATCCTTGGGAACAACTTAAATATGGGGATTCAAAGAAACCCCACCGAGGAAAAAAAAACACAAGCGAACCCGAACAAATAACTTGGGATTCATTAGTTGATTATTTTATTGGGCAATGCGGTATTCTGCCGGGTGATTTTTGGTTAAACACTTGGAAGGAAAACCAACTATTGGGTGAAAGCCATATCATTAAACAAAACCTTGAATGGGAACGTTTGAGATATTTGGCAACACTTATCCACAACGTAAATTGCACCAAGAAAAGCCAAAAAATAAAACCCCCGGATTTATTTCCTTTGCCGCAAGATGTTTATCTCAAAAAGAACGTTCCAAGGTCAACCCCTGAGAAATTAAAAGAATTTGAAGATTTGCTTGAATCAATGAAAGACATTCCAAGGGAGGTTGTTTTTTAAATTGTTAAATTTGCATTATGGCAAACATTTTAGAAGTAATAATAAATGGGGATGCAAAAGGATTAAATAAATCACTTTCATCCGCATCATCGAAATTAAAAGCATTTGGAAGGCAGACCACCGACATCGGAACTCGGCTTTCAACAAGATTAACCTTACCCATCGGTCTTGCCGGTGCGGCTATGATTAAACTCGCATCTGACACCGATGAATCATTGAACA